TGGTGCTAACGTAGGCAAAGCAGGGCAATTCTAGCCCTGCTTCTGCAATTTTAGCCATCTTTTCATTTAGCAAATCTATGCTAGTCATAAAATCTAATTTAACTCCACATCAGAATCCTCATTGACAAAACCAGAGGCATCTACGCTAATTTTAGAGTCCTTATGCTTATAGCAGGCCTCCATTATTTCATCTTGAATTTTTTTATTGCTCACAACCCAGTGCTTAGTATTTTCTTCGCCCCTAATAGGATCGTAGCTGCCAAATTGCCACATCTGATTATTGGGTCTATTAGTTAATTCATTTACTGGATGGTGTATGATACCTAGTGCCTTACCTAATTCAAATATTTCTAAAGCTTGATTTACTATCCCCTTCTCATAAGAAAAGTCAAATTGAGCAACTCTAGCAGGAGCACCTAGTCTGTTCTTTTTAATTTTAACCCTGACTTTATGGCCAATTTGAGCGTTCCCTCCGGCGATAGTAGATCCGCCTTCAATTGTTCCGGCTTTAGTATCAAGTTTAGAGACCTCAAACATTAAGTCTGCAGCATGCTTAAGCGCTGTGCCGTCCGGAAGGACATATGGATTTCTTAGCGCTTTCATTGGATCTAGTTGCATACTTACTTGCTGTATAAAACAAGTGAGTATGTTGTATTCAGCGATAACTGGAAGTATCAATTTAATGGCTGACGGCAAGTATGGAGCTCCGCTACCACCCATCGTTTGATCAGTTGTCTGCTTCTTGTGATCTTTTGGGTATCTAATAGCCTTTATGGAGTCTACGACTATAGCTTTAATAGGCGCACCTTCTTGCAGAGCCTCTAATACATCTCTACCTATAAAATCAAAAATTTGCAGTGGATCATTTGTTTTTTTAACTCTGATTCTTTTAGTATCTCCACCCAACATCTCAAATAATCCAGCATTGAAAGAAAACTCAGCGTCAAACCATAGAGCAATTGCTTCAGGGTCACGTTTTTGCATTTCAATTATTGCCATCATAGACAATGCAGATTTTCCAGAACTTTCAGCGCCATACATAACATGAATTTTTCCTGGCTGAAAACCACCAATTGTTGTTGCCCAATTTAGAGACGGAGACGGAGAAGGAATCGCAGCAGGTACTTCCTTTTTTAAGGCTTCAACTAAAACACCAAAATCATTACTCAATTTACTCATCCACTTACTCATCCCTATCTCCTTTAGTCATATTCTTAATGGCTAACATTGGTTGCATATTTTTATAATTGCAAGCCTTAATAAAATCGTCTCTATTTGTTAGATCAAAATTAGCTAAGGCTATTATGTGGTCTATTTGCCATGTGTCTTTGTTTGAATTATACGGGCCATAATTATCCCAATTCATCCATGGTTCAAACTTAGATTCTAAGTATATTTTAAATTCATCTATGGTACAACCTAGATCGCCAATTGCAGAACCACCTTTACTGCTTTTCTTAATAGACTTAGATAGTCTACTTCTTATATTGCATCTTATCTTAAAGTTGAGATCATTGTTAATTCTATTTTTTCGATAAAAATTATTATACTCTTTTACTTTTTGTTTATTTTTAAATTTCCACTTCTTGACAGCAATTTTATGAGCTAAACCTTTAGCGTCTTTATCTATTTTGTCGGGATTATTTGCTCGCCAAATTTTCTGAAGTTCTAGTTTCTTATCTTTGTTACAAATGTTCCAATTCTTTCTTTGACAATAGGTAGAGCAGTACTTTTTATTGTACTGCTCTGTATTGAATACTTTACCGCAAAGAGGGCAATTGCTCATTAAATCTTTTTAAGTGACTTAATAGTGCGTGTAACAGGACTTCCTACTTTTGCAAGCTTAAGGCCTGTCGGCAAGCTATCATTAGAAATACTTAGGCTTTTTGCGCCTTTTCTATTGACAACGGCTAGCGCAGATTGTCCATTTTCAAAAAAAACACGGTATTTTTCACCATAGCGAAACTTTCGACCCTCAAATTGAGAGGTGTAAATTGTTTGAACCTTGTCTCGAGCACTTGTACTTGTAAACTTAATCTTCATATTTCCTCCGTTTAAAAACCTTCAAATGCAGTTCCCTGCACCTCGTTAAATGAAATTTTCTTAACATCGTCATGGGCACAGCGAAAAGACTGATACTTATTCTTTAAGAAAAGAACCATGGCCTCTGTTGCTGCTAGCTTATCTTTTGCCCTGATGACGTCCTCGTCTAGATCCACAAATGCCTCACGAACACCGTTTGACATCTTTATACCCTTAGATTTGCAATAGTCTTCTGCTTTATCTAGGTAAGCTATTGCTTTAGCCTTGTCAAGTTCTGTTTTGGCATCAAGATTAGACTTTACTGCCTTTGACAGCATTGAGCTAGTGATATCCATTGCATTTATGAAATCACGAAGATAGTTAGGTGCCATCAGCTTGTTAAGGCTAGCTATCTCTGATATTTTCTTAGTATATTCAGATAGCTTAGATACATCTAGAGCTTGCAGTTCGTTAGACATGACCTGCTCCTTATGAATTAAAGAGATCGTCTGCCATCGCTAGGATATCATCTGTGTCGTCGATATCTTCAGCTTTACCTAGATTTATTTTAGCTCCAGCGCCCTGAGGTTTAGCGGCATTAGCAGTTACTGGCTGACTTGTTGACGTAGGCGATACCGCAGCTTGAGCGCTATGAGAAATAGCACCAGCCTCATCAAGACCGAAGCCTTCTACTAGAAGCTCAGGCATATCTTTTGCAGCATTTACTATATTAGCTACTAAAATCTCTTTCAGCTCTTCATAGGTTAATTTCTGATAAAGACTATTTAGATCATAGCCAAGAGAATCATAGTTGTGAACAATGCTTTCTGCCAGAGGAGAGCGGTCATCCTCATATACAAGTACACCGTGTGCATTTTTACCCTTCATTTGATTCTTCGTTGCATCATATGAAGTGTCGAATCCCTTACCCGTCTTGGTAATGCTAAACCAAACACCAGAATCATTCACATCTGAATTAAGTGAAGTTGGATCCTGATTATAGTCCTTGATGTACTTCTCCATAAGAGAAATAACTTTCTTATGTGCTGTTGGCTTCAGCTCTAGCACACCAATTTGGCCAGACTTATCTGCGGCGTTATATGTGTATACTGTTTTTGGCCTAAGATCAGAGATGAATTTATTTAGTGCCTCGATCTTACTTTCGTCACAGCCTGGAACGTTTAGGGCTACTACCTTATTCTTTAGGAGATCAAGATAATCATAGACCGGACATCGACCTTCATATGTAGAAGAGGACGCGAACGGCCGAGCTCTTCCAGACGCTGGATCTACAAGTCCCCAGACAACATTCCATTTGCGATAGGGATATCCATCAGACTCTTTGCCAAAAGGTGGCAAAAATCTAAAGATATTAGTACCGTCTTGAACTTTGTGACGAACTGTCTTTTTAAAAGACTTTGGGTTGAGCGAATCGAGATTGATTTTGATGTTTGACATGACTTCTCCTTGCTAGCAAAATTGCCATAGTTTGTTTACTGCCATAATTGGCATAATTATATTATACCACAATATCTTTATTAGAGGCTATCTTTTTAGAATTTTTACCGTCTTTCATGTTAAATCCAAACCTTATAAGCACAGATGTGCCATCTAGGTTATCACTAACATAGTAGACTGTATCAATATTAGGTTTTCTATTTTTTATCTGAGACTCAATTGCTTTCTCTACGAAAGGCAGGTTATTTTCAATAACTACACGCATTACGAGATCAGCAAACTCTTTGTCTGACGAGTATGGGATATTGTCGTATTTTGTTAGGTTGACTCTAAACGGATTCACTGTCTCGTCATACTTCGCAGACAGTGTAGCAATCATATCTCTTATAGATCTAATAGTGGCAACCTTATCTACTCCGCGTTTTTGCTTAGTAGCTACAACCTCTTCTATGAATGTTGGTTTTTTAATAACAATCTCATTTGATTTTAAAGTTTCTGGCTCTTCGCTTACTAAGATGTAGTGCATGTGCGCTCCTATTTTATTATTTCAATTTCTTTAAGATTTATACTGACAGATTCTTTGAACCCTTCTTTTAGAGTGCCTCTGATATAGACTACGCTATTTTCTGGATACCGTAGCGGCTTGGTCTTGTTCCAGTCAACACACTCAACATGCGAATAGCCATCAGATAAAATGACATTAAGCATGCAGTATTCTTTGCCACTCTTTTTGATACGCCCTTCTTAATATGGGATCCTTCGTAGAGCATTATCATACCAATGTCTTTCTTGTGATCTTTTGATACTAAGCCTTCTGCCACTTTTATATTATTTATGATTGGTATAGGATTGCTGTCTTTGTCGTGTATAATAAAAGGCGCACCTTTTTTACCTGTATCTATAAGTGCTGGCCATTTTTGCTTTAAGAAACCTTTTAACATCAGGATCAGATAGCAGGTGCTTGTTGAATGTAGTGTTAGACTCTTTTTCCATGAAATAAATAGACAGCGGATTAACGTCTTTCAGTTCAGGCTTCCAGGCTATTTTGCCGCCACGTAAGTTGCTGTATTTGCTTAAAAAATCCAGACGCTGATCGGCATATGACGGCAAATCTTTGCTCATTAGAGAGTCTGCGGCTCTAGCCCTAACTAAAGCTTCAACTACGCCTTTATTAACCTTACTATGGTCTACTCTTTTAACGTAATCCTCTAAGTCTACAAAAGGACCTTTACTGACTAGTTCTTTAACAGCAGATGGACCTACACCCTTGATTGCAGATATTGGCGCGATAATGTGTCCGTCTTCTACTATGAATTGCTGAGAAGGTTTTTTCATAGAAGGTGGCTTAATAGTGTCGCCTAGCAAGGAGATAAAGCCACGCACCTTGTCTTCTTTGTCTTCGTTATTTAAAACTGAAGTCCACCACTCTAGCGGATGCTTGTGCTTTAAGTACATGGTTATATAGCCAAGCTCAGCATAACAATGAGAGTGAGATCTGTTGAATGAGTATCTAGAGAAAGCCTGAATAGTGCTACAAAGCGTGTCAGATTGATGCTTGTTCCAGCCTCTTTTCTTAGTAGCCTCACGTATGCGATCAAATGCCGCCATCATAACATCTTGCTTCTTCTTGGAAATAGCGTCACGTATGCGATCAGTTTCTTCCATAGTATATCCACATATATCAACCAGCACCTTCATCACCTGCTCCTGATATACCATGATGCCATAGGTTTCTTCTAGTATTGGCTTTAGATCTGAGTGTATATAGATTGGATCTCGCTTACCCATTCGAACGTCCATATACCACTGAGTAGCAGAAACTCCGTCTTCAAGTATAGCATCCATTGCACCAGGTCTAAGAAGTGCTGTCATTACACTGAGATGCCCTCTCTGAGTGGGTAAGAACTGCGGCGCTGCGTTCTTAACAGTATTAGTATTAAACTGAAAAGACGAGTCAGTCTTCTTATTGAAAAAATCTACATAAACGCCTTCTAGCTCTGGCAGTCTGTATATCAGAGCAACACCATTGCTGTCTGTTTCTAGGTAATCTACCTTGCTATTTAGCATGTTTACACAGTCAGTTACCATTGCCATAGTATTGAGGCCAAGAATATCTGCCTTTACCAGGTTACTTTTCTCTACCATCTTTGCGTTATATTGCGTGACATTGATGTAGTCTTCCATGCCATTGTCGTATATTCGCATGGTTGGAACTCTTCCGTCTTGTAAATTTAATGTAGATATTACAAAGGCAGAAGCATGACGAGACCAGCCGCGTACTACACCTAGAAGCTTATCTACGAGCTGCTTAACGTCTGGATAGGATTCAAAGAAATTTCTAAGCATTTCATTCTCATCAAAGTGGCCAATATGCTCGTCGCCTTCTTTGTCTACATAGCCATATAGAAAATCTTTCTCTTCTACGCCCTGCGGAGAATCAGGTATCGTCTTACAGACTGCTTCTATCTCAAAATCCCTGCGATTTCTGCCATAGATTGCCATCATCGCATCTTTTATAGCATTTTTGGTTTTCATGGTAGAGAATGTAGATATCTGTGCAAAACCCAGATCGTACTTGTCTTTTAGATATTTCATCACATGCGGTCTAGCTGTGCGAGATATATCCATATCTATGTCCGGCCATGATCCAGCCCTAATACGAGCATGAGACAGAAATCTTTCAAATGGCAGGTCATTTTTAACAGGGTCTACGTGGATGATCTGAAGATAGTACGATATAAGGCAACCGCCCGCAGATCCGCGGCCGATAGATTGCAAAAAGCCTGCGTCTCTAGAAAACTGAGAAACGTCTTCATAGACCAAAAAGTATGGTATAAAGTTCATGACTTCGTTTTTCATGATAACGTCAAGNTCTTTCTTGAAACGCTGAACATATACAGGATCATTTACCCAGCGACCATGCTTGTTGATGCGCTCCATCATTACATAGTAAGTTTGCATATTATAGTCATCAGTTTTAGCTTTTATNTGATCTGGTATTTCAACGCGCGGCAGATGGTAGTCTAGAGATACTTTAACTTCTGCAGCAAGACGTACTATGTCTAGAGTATTGCTTACCCATTCTGCGAATATTTCTTCAGAAAGCTGTTCGCCAAGATGTACTCGCAGCTCACGATAAACTTGATCTGTCTTCTTNATGTGATANGACTCNTAGTANTANGACTGATCTTTGTGCGCNTTCTTAGATAAACAGTCTTGNACCAGNTTATCTTCTGGGTCTACAAAGCATGCGCCTGTAACTGGTATGCACTTAGANTTATATTTCTTGNATAGATANAACAGAAAATTATTATATGTTTTAGACAGNTTGCCATCTAGCACTAGAGGGTTTTTAGGTATGTTTCTAAANCCAACTTTTCCGTCATATACCTTGGTTATGTCAACGGGATTAAGCTCGAGTATNAGGTTCAGCTTAGCTTTAAGCTCAAGATAGCGCGACTCTGCNAAATCNTTATTGCCATCGACTATCGCTTGACCAAGTGGACCTCTAAGATCTGCTGCACCAAAATATANGCCNTCTTTGTAGGCNACNACTGTNTCCAGTGAGAGTACTGGTGTTGATACTCCGTTTATCTCTCTNGCGTTATCAAAG